TAACCATTGGCTCAGTTATTCTACTCCCATTTTGTCTTTTGGGCGTTCTCGTCGTGGCTTGCCTATTTCATGTTTTCTACCCTACCTACACGATAGTGCAGAAGGTTTGGTGGACTGTCTTTCAGAGGTAAACTGGCTTTCAATGTTAGGAGGCGGAATTGGAATTGGTATTGGAATACGTTCTGCTGATGACAAGTCTGTTGGCGTTATGCCTCACTTGCGTACTTACGATGCCTCCTCGCTGGCATATCGTCAAGGTCGCACTCGCCGTGGTTCTTATGCTGCATATCTTGATGTTTCCCACCCTGATATTCATCTCTTCCTTGAAATGCGAAAAGCAACAGGTGATCCTAATATGCGAGCGTTAAACTTGCATCATGGGATTAACATCACCGATGACTTTATGCAAATCATTGAAAGGTGTATGTTGGACCCATCAGCCGATGATTCATGGGAATTAAAAGATCCACATAACGGCGATGTTCGTGAGGTCGTATCAGCAAAAGAACTTTGGCAACGCATTCTTGAGATGCGAATGCATACGGGCGAACCTTATATTCATTTTATCGATACAAGTAACAGGCACTTGCCTGACTTTCAAAAGAAATTAGGTCTAAGTGTAAAACAATCAAACCTTTGCAGTGAAATTGTTCTTCCCACAGATAAGGATCGAACAGCCGTGTGTTGTTTATCCTCTTTGAATTTGGAGTATTATGATGATTGGAAAGATAACGAACTTTTTCTTCGGGACGTGGCGGAGATGCTTGATAACGTTCTACAGTATTTCATTGATAATGCTCCTGATAGCATATCACGAGCAAGATATTCTGCTACTATGGAACGCTCTATTGGTATTGGTGCCCTCGGTTTTCATGCATATCTACAAAAGAAAAACATCCCCTGGGAATCATCCCTCGCAGTAAGTGTAAACAAGAAGATTTTTAATAATGTAAAAGTAAAATTAGATGCAGCAAATTTGGAGTTGGGTTCAGCGCGAGGCGAAGCACCTGATGCCAAAGGAACCGGACGTAGATTCTCACATACGATGGCTATCGCCCCTAACGCTAGCTCTAGTATTATTATGGGTAACACAAGTCCTTCCGTCGAGCCTTATCGTGCTAATGCTTATCGCCAAGATACTCTATCAGGTGCTCATCTTAACAAGAATAAGTTCTTAGACAAAATAATCAAGGAGAAGTGTGATGCTGACAAGCGATTGGATTATCAAGAACTCTGGTCAAGTATTATTGCAAATGACGGATCAGTACAGCACCTTGACATATTGTCTGACTGGGAAAAAGACGTATTCAAAACGTCTATGGAGATTGACCAGCGATGGGTTGTGGAGCACGCAAGTCAGCGACAAAGTTTCATTGACCAAGCACAATCCATTAACCTCTTTTTCCGCCCAGATGTAGGTGTAAAATATCTTCACGCAGTTCATTTTCAAGCATGGAAACAAGGTCTCAAAACACTTTACTATTGTAGGTCAGAAAAAATCAGCAAGGCAGATAAAGTATCGAACAAGATTGAAAGACAAGTGATTCAAGAAGTCGATCTAAAGGCTCTTGCACTGGGCGAAGAATGTTTGGCTTGCGAGGGATGATATGTCTTTTCTAATTGCCAATCTACCCCCTGTGCATTGTTACATTCGCCGTGAATTCCTTTATGATTTTGAAAAAGGTCACGGCGAATATGAACCGTGTATATGGGTGTCAATAAAAAGTTTAAGAAGTCAAGCGTTTCGTATTGAAGCATACCTTCCTCGGTATGGCGCTCTATATGACAAGTTACCTCTGAATGCATTTGTGAGCAGGAAGGATGCTTTGAATCCTGATGACTTTTTAGATTTAGACACATTGCAAATATGGGACTGTTTCAGTTATAATATTGCAATCATGCAGAAGGCGTTCCTTCGAAATTTATCATGCCAATTCTATGCGAAAGATAAACAATTATATTCAGGAAACTATCTGTTTACAGTTGACAATGCAAGTCCTGATTTAAACCTTATTGATACAAGTTATAGTGAGTGGCCTGAAGATCATAAGTCGTTTAATTTTATTGAACTTGATAATGGACAATACGCAGCGCAACCAAATAATCGGTGTATATTCTTTGATGCAGCAAGCAATCCGAAACAAATGTTGTTCCCTGACTTCAAAGTGTGTACAAAAAAATATGTTGTTGAAACGAATCCGAAATGGCGTTTAGGTGATACAACAGATGTAATGTATACCAAGTAAAGGATTTACATGAAAAAGATTTATCGTTTTACTGCCTCATGGTGTCAACCATGTAAGGCATTGTCAATGAACTTAGAGCAAGCAAACCTGGACATTCCAATTGAAGTTATCGACATTGATGCCTTTGATGAGATGGCAATCGAGTATAATATTCGTTCTGTGCCGACATTGGTGTTAAAAGATGGGTCAAATGAAAAAAGATTGGTCGGCGTTCATTCACCAAATCAAATTAAAGAGTGGGCAAATGGTTAAAAAGAAACTTAGACTTACTGACGAAAGATCACATTTTAAACCGTTCAGTTATCCGTGGGCGTATGACGCTTGGCTAAAACATGAACAAGCACATTGGTTGCATACTGAAGTCCCGATGATTGAAGATGTTAAAGATTGGAAAAACAAACTTACGCAAAATGAAAAAGAATTCCTCACGCACATATTCAGGTTCTTTACGCAAGGAGATATTGACGTTGCTGGTGGTTACGTTCGTAATTACCTTCCTCATTTTCCTCAGCCAGAAATTCGTATGATGTTGTCTGGCTTCGCGGCGCGCGAAGCATTGCACATTGCAGCGTATAGTCATCTCATTGAGACGCTTGGTTTACCTGAAACCACATACAATCAGTTTCTTGAGTATCAAGAAATGCGTGATAAACACGATTATATCTTGAATGGGTCTAATGGGCTTGTAAACACCTCATCTGTTGCGAAGAATATCGCGCTATTCTCTGCATTTACTGAAGGGATGCAATTGTTTAGCTCCTTCATCATGCTGTTAAATTTTCCAAGACATGGGAAGATGAAAGGCATGGGTCAGATTGTAACGTGGTCAATCGTTGATGAGACAATGCACGCCGAGTCAATGATTAAATTGTTTAGAACTTATATCGAGGAAAATCGTGAAATTTGGAACGATACTCTCAAATCTGAAATCTATACTATTGCAACAAGAATGGTTGACCTCGAAGATCGTTTTATCGATCTATCATTTGGCATGGGCGATATGTATAACCTATCTGCTGATGACGTTAAACGTTATATTCGTTATATTACTGATCGCCGTCTTATTAGTCTTGGTCTCAAGGGTATAATGAAAGTAAAGAAGAATCCTTTGCCTTGGGTTGAGGAAATGATTAATGCTCCAACACACACTAACTTCTTTGAAAATCGTGCGACTGATTATGCAAAGGGGGCGATGAGCGGGACATGGGATGAGGTTTGGGGAAAGGCTGCATGAAAACAAAAATGGTTGATGCACATATGAAAGTCGCTGAAACATATGCAGAACTTTCATATGCAAGACGATTGAAGGTGGGTTGTATTATTGTAAAGAATGATAGGATAATTAGTATCGGGTATAATGGAACACCGGCGGGTTGGGATAACAATTGTGAAACAGAAATTTCAGAAACAGAAATCTGTTTTCTTGATCAAGGTGGTCCCGGTATGCCCGTCACCACAATTTCACTTAAAACTAAACCCGAAGTTATTCATGCTGAAGCAAATGCAATCGCAAAACTTGCAAGGTCATCTGAGTCGGGTGAGAACGCCGCTATGTTTATCACTCATGCTCCTTGTATTGAATGTGCAAAAATGATTTTTACTTCGGGCATTAAAAATGTGTTTTATAGAAATACATATCGAAGTACAGAGGGGTTAGAATTTCTCAAAAAATGTAGTGTTGAGGTCGCACAAATCTAGGAGACCTTATGCAAAAACAGTTTGTTTGTATGGCGTGTAACGCTGAATTTAAAATCTCATTTAAACTAGAACCTCAGATTTTTCAAATTGAATTTTGTCCGTTTTGTGGTGAAATATTAGAAGAGGAATTAGAAGACCATGAGGAGGAGGATACATATTGATTTGGGATCAATATGTGGTTATATCAAAACAAAGAATTCGAAGAATCAATTGATAAGTATGTGGGTTTTGTTTATCTGATTACCTGTTTAAAAACAAATCGTCGGTATATAGGAAAGAAATTATTTTGGTCGTCAAGGACCAAACAAGTGAAAGGTAAGAAGAAACGATTTAAGGTTGAGTCTGATTGGAAAACTTATTGGTC